CTTTTGTCCAGCACCGAGTTCATTCATTTCCATGATTGAGACGCCATAAAACTCAGGAATACCTGCGGAATTATAGATATCTGTTCTCATTGATTCAGGAGCTGCGATACCATTTCCTCTTGCATCATTTGATGTTAAAGCAACACCACCTGCGCCTTTGGCATTGATAGGGTTATAAGCCATTGCACGAAGCTCTTGGACAAGCTCTGGAGAAACAAGAAGATCTGTAACACCACGGCTTGCACGATTAACTGGAGTTCCACCGTTAAAGGAAGTATTAATTCTCTTAGCAAGGGTGAAAAGTCTATTTAAATCGTCAAGCAAGAAGCGACCATTAGTACCAGCAGTAAGAATGTGTTGCTTGGTATTTGTCTTTGCTCCAGCGAGTGCTGTAAGGATAAGATTAGCAGAAGTCTTCTCTTGCTTCAAGAGAATTTCTTGAGCCATGCGAGTGAAGGTTTTGCTAACGACATCCATGCGGCTTTTTGCAGCATAACGTCTATCAAAGCTAAGAGCTGAATCAAGAGTATATGTAGCAATCTTCATTTCTGAAGCTGTTGGCAACACTTGGTTTTGTGGAAGACCACCAGCAACTGATTGGCTGTAGACTGTGATATAATCTTCATCAGAGATGTCAAAATAAAGATCAAGCGGAATGCTTGGATTATCATCGGCATTGAATTGAAGAGTAGTGAATAGGTTACTAAGAGTAGGAGCATTGTTGATAACTTCAGCTAACACTGGACCAATAAATTCGGCCAATGCAACTTGAGCTTCATAAGCAACTGCGCGATTCTTAGATGCCATAGCTTTGATAAGCTCGACTTGTTCAGGAGTTCTTTTTAAAGTAATTTTCATAAATTATTGTTGATTGTTAAGATTAGAGGCCAAGAGCGATGACAGCATATGTGCCAGCAAATTGGTCTGTGGTTGTGCCCGACGAGCGTGATCCTGTACCCACAACAAGGCCAACGCGAAAGGCATCATTGATAGCGCAACCCGTGACGGTTCCACTAATACCAGATGCAAGCTTAATGCCAGTACCAACTGCTAATGTAGTATTTGGAAACGCGCCAGAAGTAAGTGTGAAAAGACCTCTAGTTGCAACTGGAACTGCTTGTCCAGGAAGAACGCACTGAAGCTCTTCAGCCTTTTGTGGGTAATAGAGAAGCTTTTCTCCATTTTCGTCGTTTTGGGCGGTTTGACGAAGAGTAATGCCAAGAAGAGCATCACCGCTAGTAGCAGGCTTAATCTTCAAGGAAACGCTTGGATATTGATTAGCTCCAACGAATGGATAATCAGTTTTGCCAAGATATGAATCGGTAGCATAAGTGATTGGGTCTAAGTCGAAATTTCCCACGGCTGTGGTAACGAACACACCAGCGTCACCAAAAGATGATACTGTTGTTGATGAATTGACAAATCCGCTTTGAAGGGCGAACATGTTGATGACATCATTGTCATCATATTGTCTGAATGGTAATATACGAAGTGCCATAATTTTATTTTTTTTAGATTATTTTAGATTTTATGAGATTGTGATATTTTCACGCTTAAAGGCTCCTGAAAACTTTTCACGGAGCGATTGCGTTTCGCGGGAAGATTGTTCGTTGGAAGAGGAAATTCCTGCTTCTGAAGATTCGACGTTATCAAGAATTTCTTCAGTAGAAACATCGTTTTCTTCGTTTTCGCCTGCTTCTTTTTCTGTGGAAGCGACTGAGATTTTTTGAATTCTTTTTTCAACTTCAGCATTAATGCGAGCTTGAATTTCAGCTTCAAAAGCGACTTTAGTTTCCTTGTCTTTCGATTTCCATAAAATCGATAATTTATTTTGGAACGAAGCGAAAGCTTCTTCTGTTAATTCAAGGGTTTTAAGTTCTAATGCAAGAAACTCACGATCAGAATCTTCAAGAGCATACATTTGGTCGATAACATCCATGCGCTCATTAAATGATGCAATGAGTTCTTGAGCTTTTTGATTTGCTTCGAAAGATTGAATTTTGTCTAGAGCTTCAACTAATTGTGATTTGACAGAATCCACCGAATTCTTGAGTTCATTATGTTCTCTGGCAATAACTTCTTTTTCTGATTTAGCCAATTCAATATCACTACGATATTGCTCATCCTTCTGCTTGATAGCTTCTGTAAAGGTGCTAGTCATAGATGCTACTGCTTCTTCTGAAAATTTCTTTTCAATAAGAAGAGTCTTCAATTCGGAAATAACGTTTTCTAATTCCATAGTAATTTTCTTTTTAGTTGTTACATCAACAATTTGACTTTGTGAAACTTTTTTTGGTATTTTATCTCTTTTATCTACAATTATAGTATCTGAAGGCTCACTATCTCTCATGTAGATACCTTTTACATTTGCCGCTGGACTTGCAGTGAAACCAATTCCCAATGGGTAAATCTTACCTTTAATTAATCTAAAAATGTCAAGACCATCTTTTGTTTTTCCAGTTCCTCCATAAACTTTTAAATAACTTTTAAGTTCTTCTATTTGTTTTGGGTCTGAAATTATTTTAGCATTATTTAAATTAGTGCTTCCCAATGCAATGTCATAATCAGTAAAGCCAACTTCCCAACTTGTAGAGATTTTTTGATAATACGAATCATTTGGATCGGCTGATCTTTCAATTAAATCGACAAAATCTTTATTAGCGGAGCGATACACAACCGCCCCTAAAGCTATATTAAATGGTTGTGTTTCTCCTTTTAAATTCTCCGCATCTAATATTTCATTAGTAGAATAATCACTGAATCCAGCACTCGCAATATGTCCAACTATCTTTTGCTTATTATGTTCAATATTAGTTGGCTTATGTAAGAAATTTTTAGTAAAGGCTAAAGCCGTTTCTGTATCCATTCCATCTCCATTTTTATTAAACATATTGACAACCGCCGCATTAAAAGATACGCCAATTAAATCAATATTTTGTTTATAATCTATTCCTTGGGGAATCAAGGATTCAAGATTATCTAATGAGGCTTTTGAAATAAATGAATCGTCACTTATTTCGCAAGCATTAATACAAGCCTCAAAAGTAGTTGTATATTTATAATCCATCTCAAATTACTTTTTTCCCATCTTTTTCAAAATAGCTTCCTGTAAAGCTGGAGGTAACTTTTTTTGACCTGGAGTAAGTCCACCAGAAGGATGCTCTTCAGCAAGCATTTTTTGCATTTTAGGATAATTACCAGCGCAGACAGCCATAGTTTGTTTTTTGTCCATTCCAGCAGTATTGACAAACATATCGTCATCCATAGCGCAGGAACTCATATAAGATTTATAGACGCCAGATTCTTTTTCATCCATTGATGAAAGCGAGACTTCTGCTTCTCCGTTATTGATGGTGACAGTTTTAACTAGTGGTAATGCGATTTCGTTTGGTTCAATTTTCATTTGATTTACTATGGTATAATATTGCTGATGAATAAGTATCTAATTGATGCTCACTAGAGATATTTAAAATATCATCCATTATGCCCAACGATTCAATATTTTCAAAATCATTTACACAAGAAATCAATTGTTCGTTCCATTTTTCTAAATTAGCAGAACATACTACAGCTTCACATAACTTATCTAACATTTGTTCTTGCAGCTTATTGAATTTTTTAATATTTAATGAATCCTTTAATACTTGTTTTGCGGAGGATCTAATCTTTTCAATTTCATAAACAGTGTTTTGAATGCCCTTCCTAGAATAGGAAGCTTTTGTAATAGGAATGCCAGTAGTTCCTGCTGGGCGACCAGCTACCTTTGCTGTTTTGTTAATAGCGGGAGAGGAGGTAGCAAGGTCTCCACCTTTCGGCAATTTAGGAGCAGGTGCTGAAATAACTGGAATTCCTCCAACAATGGGATTGTAGTAACCCTTCTTTCTTTCTTCAATATAAGTTTCTTGAGCAGGAGTAAGCTCATCTGCTGTTGGAAATTTTCCATTATGAAACATTTCAAGACCTTGTTGCGGAGTCAGAACACCCAATTCAATTAATCTTGTAGCTGCTCTCATTAACTGCGTCTCATCTCTCATATCAATATCCTTAAATACAGCAGTTGGATAAGATCTAAAGCCCAAATCAATAGAAATTCTTTTAATTTCTTTCTGTAAGAAGTCATTCAAAAACGCATATCTAGATTCTTTTAGTCTATCAGTAAATATTTGAGCCTTTACTTCTGTTGCGCTATATTTTTCTTCACCAACCACAATATTTTGAAGACCTTGTTTAATGTCTTCGTTTAGAATCGCATATTTTTCTTTTCCTAACACTTTATTAAGGTCTGGAATAACAAAATCCGCTTTAGTTGTATAGTCAGAAATTAATATCCTACCAACACTTTCGTTTTTGAACAAAGTCTGCATGGCATTTAGATTTTGTGGATTAATTCCACCCTTATCTGGCTCCGCGCCCATAGTAATCAATAGAACTACATTCTCTACAGTCCTTGTGATCGCTTGATCCATCTTCTTAAGCTCAAGCTTTGCATTGATATCTTCTAAAACTGGATATCCAAATGGAATAGCAAATGGCTCATAGTCTTGTTTTTTATAAAACGAGTAAGAAAGTTTTTTGGGATCAATTTTAATTTTTAATCCATCTTTATAATATGTTCCTTTTTTAATCGCTTCTTGGACATCTTTATCTAAGCCATTAAATATATCTCTATCTTCTTCGGTTACTGGATTTTGCAACCTAGCCATTTCATACTCTGAAAGAATCTTTTCAAACGCTCCAACAGCAAAAGTAGAAGTTCTTTTTGCGATAACATCAAAAGGATTTAATAAAATATATCTGATTGGTATTTGATTAATAATTTTGCTTTCTGGAGTACCAGAAGAGGTTAATTTCATAAAATCATTAATGGTAAATTTTCCATCGACACGATATAAGAAAACGTTTCCACTTCTATAATACTCTCTAAAGTATTGATCTTTTAAATTCCAAATATTAACTTTTTTAAACCAATCCTCAAAAAATTCTCTGCTTTTAGCTGTTCCTCCTTCTAAGAAAAGATCTGTATTAGCGAATTCAGACATGATATCAATAGCATTTCTAAAAACAGCAACATTCGCATATGCTTTCTGACAAAGTTCAATTGCCTCTCTAACATTAACGCCATCTGAGGCATAATGATATGGAAGCATACCCCTTCGGATACTACTGAAACGATCTATAGTTTCAGAGACGGCTGATCTATTGATGCGAGTCTCAGTTCGCATTCCTCCAGATGTATTTCTAGAAAGTGAAGCTTTCGACTCTAAAGCGTAAGAAGCGTCTGAAACATAAAAAGGATCTCCGCATAATTCTGGAGAAAAAGCTTGAGCCTCTTGTAACATAGGTGAAATATTAAGGTTATTGAATTTATCCCAATATTCAGATTTTTTATTATAATTTCTCTTAGCCATAACTTATAATAAGTTACACTTTAAAGTATTAAAGTGACTTTGAACTTTAAATAAGAATTGGCATAAATGTATTTTGGATGTTTTGTTCCTTTTGATTCATCATATCAAAATGAATAGATATCATCCAATTGCCTAAAATCAAAGCCGAGTAAGAGTCTTTTCTTGCTTTATCAGCACCTCTTTGTTTTTTTAAATTATAGGGCAAATCAAAACTCTGCGTACCTTGTATACTTGTCGATACTTGAATTAAAGCACATTCTACTTTAATTAAATCCATCATATCTTTTTGATGCTCAACGAAATCAATCATTTTCGCGCCATCAGGTTGATTATCATCAAAATTTTTGATAAACTTTAAATCTTTGATTGGTATAGAGCTTTTTCTTTGCATGTTGTAATCGTCGTCCATTGCTGAACTAGCAAAGTATATATTCTTATGATCAAAAGCAGATTGTAGAGATTCGTTTGCGTATCTAATCCACTGAGAGCTTGGCTTTCTTAAATAAACAATTTTTTTGGTTTGTAAGTTATATTGGTTTCTTGCTTCTCTCAATCCAGATTCGTATTCTTGTAAGTCGTCAAAATTGGCATCAATAACATCCAATTTAATATGCATCTGTTTAAATATCTCACTCTCATTACATGAATTAATAAACTGAACCCCACCGTTATAGTCAGCTACAATTGAAACAATATTAAAATAATTTAACAAATAAGCCAAATAAACAATATGACTTTTTAGGTTTGTTCCAGACATGGCATAACTATGAACGATTGTTCCCCTTGATTTGTTTTTATCTCTTTTAATTAGAACCATTGCAAAATCATCAGAGCTTTCACTTTCTGACCAAGAGGGGTCAATTGATAAAATATATTCATCATCTGGATTACCAATAACTTCAACGCTTTGACCTTCTCCATCTGGAATAGTGCATTCCATCATTTTACTCACTTTAAAGTAACCAGAGCTATCGTCTGTAAATACAGCTCCAAATTCTCTACTAAATTGGGCCTCGCTCATAGTGGCTTTTGCCTGATTGATTAGATTCTGGTCATATAATTGATCAGGAGCGCAGTCATAGCTAAAATGCATAATAGTTCTATGAGCGCCATCCTGATCGTTTTTATTCAATATCAATGATTCATACTGACAGTATAGCTTGTATAGGTATTCGAAGCGATAAGACGCAGAAGATAAACCAATAATTTTGTTATTCGGCCATTGCTTCCTATTTTCTTCTTTCATTTTGCCAGTATCTATTAGTTTAGTTTCTAAATCATATATTTCTTGACGCTCTGTCGGGTTTTCAACAACGGAAAGGAACGGCATAATAACCTCATTCAAAACTTTTTCTGGCATCAATAACATCCAATTTAATATGCAT